CAGCCAGATTCAAGCAGTGCGCAAAATAGCGCAAAGCGTAACCAGCATCACCGTTAGTTATACGGTTGACGGTGCATCGCAGATAACTGTTGAACTTGTAGACGAAGATCTTGCTATGTGGAATAACAACTATTTTGCTGTAAGTAACGTAGTTTTGTTTAATGACGGAACTGTGACCGAGCGTTATATGATTGCGAGCCATGAGATTTCAAATGGCGAGGGAAGATATTTTAAGATTAAGTTAGAATTGCGTACAGAGGCTATTCAGAAAATGAAGTTAGACAAAAAGCCTCAAGCGTTCAGGTCTACGACGGGATATGAGTTCGCAAAAAAGGTTGCAAAAAAGTTCGGGTTAGAGTTTTTGGGTCAAGAACCTAAAGGTGTTAAAACCACTACGATAAAAGTAAAAACTGATAAGAACCAAGAATCGGTTTATGATGTTTTGGTTCGGTCTGCTAAAGATATTCAATATCTTTGTTTCGTGATGTATGCGATACCAGAGGGGAAAACGGTTGCTGTCCCCACACTGTTTTATGGTTCTCCGAACTGGTTGATAGGTCGTTGGGGTATTGAGAAAACTCCTGCCTATACCTTCACTACTGCCGACGGCAAGAAAGAGGTGCGCCCTCTTTATTACATTCCTCTCAAGTATCCAAATGATGAGAAAATGAATTTCTTTCTTACGGATGTTCCTGAACTTCGTAGATCTATGGACAGTCCGAAGGAGTCAGAGGGTTCGGCAAATATATGGGTTGGCGACAAGTACGAACAGAATGTCGGGAGCGCCTACAATATTAGGGCAGGAATGACCGTGGTTATTTACGGGATAAAAGGATTTGACCAAACAGCGTATTTGATTACATCTGTTCAATATCAGTATGGCGAGCCAGAGCCTGTAAAGATAAATTTTGCTACTTTGGAGAAGATATCCCCAGAGGACAAAAAGAAGATTGACCAAAAAGTTTCAGAAACAACAGTGATTGGATAAGGCGTAATTATGTCAATGATAGGTGGAGATGCAATAGATCAGATGAGTCGTGCTGACTCGGCTGCGCCAACATCCGCCGACTTTTCCTCTATTCACCTTGGGGTTTTGACAGCAAAAAACGATGCTACAAGAACTGGTTTTGTTAAAATTACCGCACTCAATACCGACGCTCAACTTGGTCCATACAAGTTTATGGCACCTTTTACTTTCCCTGTTGCTACCCCTGTTAAGCAGACGATAACAACGACTACAGCGGTCGTTTCTGGATCATCCGTGGTTACTGGTGTATCGCTATCTGCAACTACAACAAGCATTTCTGGTGTTTATAGTGAGACTTTGTCTCTACCCGCGGTCGGTGCACGAGTTCTTGTTGTATTATTGAATAATTCCCTTGATGAAGGCGTGATTGTTGGGTCGCTATGAACACGATTAGATTACCGATGAAATTCAGGCACGAATCTTTTGAAATGGAAACGATAGTTGACGGTTCTGATGAGTATTATGCGACACTTATCGGTTTCGCTGTTCAAATAGAGCCGGGCGAATTACCTATATCAACTTTTTATGGAACAAAAGACCCAACTTTTGACAGCAAACAAATAAGACAGGTCGGCGTTCAAGTGGGAAACCTGATACCAGAAATACGGATAACTGGTGTTGATGTCGTGCCGAACAATAATGGTCAAACAAATCTAGCAATCAAATTTGAACGGACACAATAACCATGGCTTCACCAAACTTCTTGAACTATGTAAATTTAACTGTAAACGATAAAGAAATTACTGACGTTTACGATGAGGCTATTGAGTACGCGCAGACAGCAATGCCCGAGTTCACCCCTCGTGTCGGAACGGTTGAAAACGCATTGCTTGAAGCAGTTTCTCATACCACGGGGAGTTTGATCGCAACTATCAACCGTCTCCCAGATGGGTTGATGGAAGGCTTGTTGAATTTGATGGGTTTTTCACGGATTGAGGCGACAGCAGGTACGGGAACTGTTGAGATTGAATTATCGGTGAATACTGGTGCAACGATTGTTGCTGGAACAGTTTTCTCCTACGATGTGTACGACGGTGCTGGTGTTTTAACACAGTACCTATACGAGACGATCAACGACATCACTATCGCTTCTGGCGACACTACTGGTTCGGTTTCTGTTATTGCTTCTGACCCATCTCTATATCCAGACACACCTACCCCTTCTAACCTGACCGTTGTTTCAAGCACACCATTTATTCTTTCTGCCACACTCACATCACTCGCAAGCCTTGGAACAGACACGGAAACAGACTCTGAATACTTTAATCGTGCAGTTACCTATCTTGGTTCACTCAGTAGTTCAATTACAACTGCATCACAGTTAACAAACTATATTTCAACTAACTACCCGACCGTAAGTAGGTACAAGGTTTATGACCTGACTCAGGCAAAAGAGAACGACATTGTCAACGCTGTTCTCACATCAAATGTGGTCACATTAACGACTAGGTATGCTCACGGTTTTTCTGTAGGAAATGTTGTTGATGTCGCAGATATGGCTACCGCTGCTTATAACGGAACATACACAATAACCGCAGTCCCAACAACAACAACATTTCGTTATGCAAAAACGAACACAAATATTGCAACCGCGGCGACAACTGTTGGAAGCGTAGTTCTTGGCGATGGAATGCTTTTTTCTACAGCGAATGTCGGTGGTGCTGTAACAATTTCACTATGTGACTCGGTTGGAGATCCAGTATCCACAGCACAGAAACTCAGCATAAAAAATGATATTGAATCTCGTGTTGTTGCTGGCTTGAATGTTTATCTTCATGACATGAATACTTTTGATGTTACGGTCAGCACTACTATCGTTGTGGAAGCGAACTACTCAACATCGGATGTCGGATCCGCTGTATCAGCAGCCATTGAGTCATACCTGTCCATCAGCGGATGGGATTTCTCTCAATCAATCAATCATTTATATCTAACCACAATAGCATCAAAAATTGTTGGCGTAAAATATGTTGACTCAATGACTGTTTCCGTAGTTGGTTCTCCATCTTTCGCGTCCAATAATGTTGACGATGTTACGATACTTGAAAAAGGTGCAATACCGATTGGTGATTGCACTACGATCGCGACGTCCTAAACATGGGAATAATATTCAACTATCTTGATGTAACTGAAAGAACTTTTCTTGAGTCATCAACTTTCACTGCTTCAACAAGTGATTTTTGGACTTCTGATGGGACACTTTCTGTTGATGCCGTCAACTATCAGGACTCTGCTCGCGGATCGCTAAAACTTTCTCCAACATCATTGGAAAACTATGTTTACTACAATTATCACGCTTTAACATCCGACACTCCATCGCAGTTTTCGTTAACAGTGGATCAAGACGCTGGTGACTTTATTGAGGCTTTCATGTGGGTTAAGCCCACAAAGAACTGCACAGTGTATTTAAAAACCATTTTGTCTGAAGTTGAATTTGACGAAAACACTTCAACTTTTTCATTCGTTGACCCATTCAATCAAATAGTCGGCAATGAAGGATCTTTTGCTGTTGCCCTAGGAGGAACCGATGAGCCAAGATGGCAGTTGATCAGATCAGTTCCAATCCAAGTACCAACAACAGGTAGATGGTCTATACAGTTACGGTTTCGTGTTGTCTTTTCAACCTTGACCGATGCATACCTGAATATTTCTAGACCAACAGCACATCAGTGTAAGAGAATTTTTTCAAACGGTTTCTTGAGCCAATCTTTTGAATATTTGCCAGAGATATATCTTGAATCAGATTTGGCAGACTTCACTGTCAACGAGCCAACATATCCGTTGGCAAGGTTTTTTGATGTTTTAACTTCTGCATCTGATGAAATTCTTGATCAGAGTGTTGCCTTTGAATATTTAGACAAAAGCGAAGGTGGAGATTCAACGAACCTAGCGACTTTGAGTAGATTTGTTAATCCGAAAGTTTGTGACAGTTCTTATCTATCATGGCTTGCACAGTTCAGGGGGCGACCAATCTTGGTCACATATCAGCCTTCCACGGAAGGAATCGGTTGGCAAATTTTTACTTTGAACTCAAGCGTCTTGGACGGTGACGACGTTCTTGGTAACGATGCGACAAACCTTGGTGGTCTTCCTGCTGGTCTTGATGCCTTTGCCCGTTGGCAGGTAGAAACTGGCTATTACGGTCATAACGCTGGAACGCTTCAGGCTATGGTGAGCGCAATACAAAGAAACCTAACTGGCGCGAAGATAGTCGGGTCAACAGTCAGTCTCAATCAAATAAGTTTCACGACAAGCCAAGCAGAAACTTTTGGGACAGCACCAGAGGATGTCGGTTCATCAAATTCAGTTATTTTGTCTTTGATTGAGCCTGCAAGACCTTTGGGAATGATTGTCACCCACACATTGACTGCGTGATGTAGAATGTGTAGGTAAGTTTAAAATTGGAGGATTCATGGAAGAGGAAAATAGTGAAACTTCTATGGATGCAGAAATTGAGGAACTCCTTCGTGGGGCTCTACCTCAGGGTCTTGTAACCAATTTTGTGCTTATCGCAGAAGTAGTTTCCGACTCACAACAAGAGTTGGTTCTGTCCATTTCGGATTCCATGACCCCTTGGCTTGCCCATGGGATGCTGGAAACAGCGATGGATATGATGCGGTCGGGCGAGTATCAGTTCCCTATTACGGAGGAAAACAATGGACAAGAATATTAAAGCGAATGTAAGCGATCAGGCTGTCAAGGGCGCAATTTTGGGCGGACTTGGCTATCTTGCTAACAAGTATGGTGTTTCGGCTGAAGTTGTGGCTGTAATCATGCCTGTAGCGTTGACTGCCCTTGCTTGGGTATCAACCAAGATTGGCGACAAGAACACCACAGCAATTTTCTCGGCGGTCACAGCGATCGTTGAGGCTCAAGCAAAAAGCAAGAAAAAGGCTTAACGCTTCAAATCCTCAAGATACAAGTGATGTATTCTTGATAGGTGACAGCAGTTTGGGCTGCGTTACGGATTGAGGGCTAATGCTTGCAGGAAAATACAACATGGTGTGCGACCAAGGGTCTACCTTTACGCGCACCATAGAGATCAAAGAAGCCGACGGAACGGTGTTTTCTCTGAATGGCTATACAGCCCGCATGGAAGTAAGGCGAACGGTTGACGCATCCACTGCTCTTATAAGTTTAACTACCGCTAATGGGCGAATCACGATCAACGCCGCTCTTGGGGCGCTAACACTGACTTTGACCCCCGATTTGACTGCCTCATTGACACAAAGCGGTGTTTACGACCTAGAGATCGTTAAAACTGCAACTGGTGCGGTTCACAAAGTGGTTAGAGGAGAGTTCAAACTTGAAAGAGAGGTTTCACGATGAGTGATCTTTCCACACAGTTGACGATGGGCAACGCAGACTTCAATGTTGTTATTGAAGATCAACGAAACATTGTCCATATTGGCAATGAGGAGCCCAACATTATTCAGGTGGTTCTTCCGGGTGTTGCCGCAAGTTCTAGAACGAATGTTTCCTATGGCGAGGGTGCGCCTTGGACGATTGAGATAGAGATTTAATATGCCCGCACAGCCATCAGACTACGGCAATGTTGGCGATATATATATTGACGTACTTACTGGCGATTTTTATGGTCCAAAAACTGAGGCAGGGTGGCCGGATACGCCATTCTTTACCGCTTTGTCTTCGGCGACTATTGACGCCGCTGTTCTTAACGACAGGAAGATACACACCCAAAGTAGCGCCTCATCCACATGGAACATCACGCACGAATTAGGCGGAAGACCGTCTGTAACCATCGTGGATAGTGCAGGAACAGTAGTAGTTGGTGATGTAGTATATAATAGCAACACAAGTATAACGGTTTCATTTTCAGCCCCCTTTTCTGGTTTCGCTTATTTGACGTAAGGATTTAAATAAATGGCACAAAAATTCGTAACAAATTTAAATCTCAATCAGAACCAGTTAATTAACGGTAAATTTGAGGTTCTAGCATCTGATCCTTCAACCGACAACTTTGAAGGTCGTTTAATTTATAACAGCACCGAAAAAACCATCAAGGTTTATACGGGTTCTGCATGGCGCAAGATGCTTCACGGCATCACCAGCACTGGTGATCAATCCGAAGCACTAACGATCTCTGAAGCCAATGGTGCTGTAACGATTCAGCCAAACCTCGCTACA